CGACGAAAATTTAACGACAGGCTATCTATGAACCAGCTACCTCGCCGTGCGCTTTCGCGTTATGGTCTGACTTTTCATGGAAATATCCTTTCAGTAAACTGTCAGTGCCGGATGCTCACCCGTGTCCGGCGCACGCACTCCACCTCACCCGTGGAGAACTCCTTAATTACCAACCTTAGCTTCGTTGGTTAGCTATTAACGCGGGTATGTAATCATTCTGGCAATGCTTAATGCCGCTGCTTTTTCCAGATTGGTGATATCCTGCTCCAGAGAGAACAGATTTTCAGCCTGCTTAGCCCTGGCTTCATTAGCCCATTTCAGATCCTGCGCTGCATTAATTTTCTGGCGCATCCACTCATAAAGTTCATCATCGGTATAGTCTGGCGCGATGATGACAGGTTCTCGTTTCTGCATGTCAGCTCCTTGTGGTTCGCATTGCCTGCTTTTAACCACGTCAGGCGAGGTGGTATCCTCTGAGGGGTCTGTTACTCGAGAGGAAATTGGTTATGAATACAATCAAGTTTTCTTGCCCAGAATGTGGTGGCGAAGTCTTTGACACATCCTTTAAGCCGCAGGGCTCTGACAGTTTCGCGGGAGCCATCTGCAAAAATTGTGGTCACCTTGTAACTGAAGATGAGTCCTCGCAGTTCGATGACGAAATCGTTGACAATATCTTCGGTGCACTCACCAGAGACTTTCTGAAATAAAGACGCATACCGCTTAGTTACCGCTCTGATAACTCTTACCTGTCCGGCAATGGCGCTGATGTCAATATAAAGCGCCATTGCTGCTTCTTTGCCGATCCCGTGATGCCTTCCATTCTGATGTTTGACTTCGCCCACTGAGAAATCCTCTGTTTCCCCTTAACGCCGGGTAGCGGAACTGTTTGCTGAGAACACCGTGCGGTGTCTTGATGGGTGGTAATTTAGTTTTCTCATGAATGTTGGTCAAGCGTTTTTAATGAGAAAACTCAATATTTAATGCAAAATAAAGCCAATACATTGAAATGTAAGGCTTTAAAATTTGTGAAGGGGGTTACTGATGTTTGTTACGTTTGCGAGCTTCTAGTAGCTCGGTGAATAGGCGATTAAAATTCTCAACGCGGGCACGGAGTTCGCTGATTTGTGCTTGCTGCTCTGATTTTGGAAGTGCGCGATACAATCGCAACATCTCCAACTCATCTTCCGATAAGTCTAAGGCGCTGTTGAGTGCAACTGGTGGATCTGGTGTTTTATCCTCGTCACCAAACAGTATCCAAGTTGGTGAACATTGCAATACCTCAGCCAGGCGATGCAAATTTTGCCCGCGCGGGGCTGTATGGTCGCTTTCCCATAGTGAAATTGATGAGCCAGATACGCCAGCGGCTTTGCTTAAATCGTTTTGACTTAAACCAACCTGTTTGCGTCTTTCTCTAATTCGTTGACCTAAAGTTTTCTCGTTCATATTTAGATATCTTAATAACCCTTGACTTGAGATTCCTTGAGTGATTACTATTGAGAAAACTCAACTTTGGAGGGGTGATGTTTAAATCAGACGTAATTAATTTTTATGGGACGAAAGCCAAAGTAGCGAAAGCTGCTGGTGTTGATCCATCTGCTGTTTCTCAATGGGGGGAACTGGTTCCTGAAGGTCGCGCGATGCGCCTGCAAGAGGCATCCGGTGGGGAACTTCAGTACGACCCCAAAGTTTATGACGAATATCGTAAGGCAAAGCGGGCGGGGCGGTTGAACAATGAAAATCACCCCTGAACAGGTTTGTGAGGCTCTGGATGCCTGGGTATGTCGACCAGGAATGACACAGGAGCAGGCGACGATATTAATCACGGAAGCATTCTGGGCTCTGAAAGAACGCCCGAACATCGATGTTCAACGCGTCACGTTTAATGATGGCGAGGTTGATCAACGGGCGCTGGGCGTTAACCGGGTGAAGATATTCGAACGCTGGAAAGCTATCGACACCAGGGATAAGCGGGAAAAATTCACGGCGCTGATTCCGGCAATTATGGAGGCTATCCGGATCAGCGATTTCAGGTTGTATTGTGAAATTACTGACGGAAAAAGCATTACGTACATGATCGCCGGGTTAAACAAAGAATATGGCGATGTGGTGGAGTCCGGGCTGCTTTTTGCGGATCCATCTGTTGTGGAACGTGAGACTGACGAGCTTATAGAAAAAGCTATTGCTTTCAAGCATGCGTATCGTCAGCAATATCAATATTACTTTGCAGATAAACAAATGTCTGCCAGGGGTTCGTATGAGTATCGATGCACTACGATGGGCTAAAAGGGTGAAAACCGGCAGTTCGTCCAGTAAGTCAGTATTGACCTGGCTTGCTGATATGTGCGGTGCCGATTTGTGTGCATACCCGTCTGTATCTGCACTGGCAGAAGTAACGGAACTGAACAAAAAGACTGTGCAGGACAGCTTACGACACCTGATGGAGATTGGGTTAATTGTTGATACCGGTGAGAGAAAAGGCCGAACAAAGCAAATCGTGGTGTACCGACTTATCGGTGTAGAAGAAAGCGTTGCCGAGCCTGAATACACCCAAAAACGGGAGTCTTTAAAGGTGGGTAAAATTGGTGCTGTTAATAAAAACAGTACCGAAAATGGTTGTGTTTCAGCACAAAACAGACCCAAAAACGGAACTCTTAGCTGCATGGAAAATAACCAAAGACACCCAAATTTTCCATCAAAGACACCCAAAAACGGATCACGGAACCCAAAGGAACCCAAAGATCTAAACCCCACACATAACGCACGCGAGAGTGCTCCGACCAGTGAGCAGGAAGTTTTGTCGTTACAGGCAGCACTCCCTGTATTCCTAGATGGCCTGAGCGAACCCATCGGAAAATTTCCGATGACCGATAGCTGGTATCCGTCACGGGATTTTCGACGACGGGCTGCGTTGTGGGGGATGGCTTTGCCGGAGACAGAATTTACACCTGCTGAACTTGCCGCCTTCCGGGACTACTGGGCAGCGGAGGGGAAAGTGTTTACGCAGGTTCAGTGGGAGCAGAAATTCGCCCGTCACGTAAATCACGTCAGGGCGCAGGTTAAACCAGTCAGCAAGGGGGGGAGCCATGCAGCAGCAGGTGGCACCGCATCACGGGCAGTTCAGGAAATTCGGGCAGCACGTGAGCAGTGGGAACGTGAAAACGGATTTATCAGCGACGGAAACGGCGTGGAAGCTGTGGGAACTCATGGGGGATGTTTATTCGAACCGCTGGACCCAGAAGAACGGGGTCGCACCTTCGAAGCTCTGGATTGCACAGATTGGCGCGATGACTGAGCAGCAAATCCGGCAGGTCTTCCGCCAGTGCATGGACCGCTGCCGGGCGGGTGAAACATGGCCTCCGGACCTGGCTGAGTTTGTGGCACTGATTTCGGAAAGCGGAGCCAATCCATTCGGTCTGACGGTGGATGCTGTGATGGAGGAGTACCGTCGCTGGCGCAATGAGTCCTGGCAATACGACGGAAGTGATAAGTACCCGTGGTCTCAGCCTGTGCTGTATCACATTTGCCTCGAGATGCGTTCAAAGGGGATTGAGCGCCAGATGACCGAAGGGGAATTAAAACGGCTTGCAGAACGGCAGCTGACGAAATGGGCAAAGCATGTTAGTAACGGCCTGAGCGTTCCGCCAGTCCGGCGACAACTGGCGGCACCCAAACGCCCGTCGGGGCCAACGCCAATTGAGTTGCTGAAACAGGAATATGAACGCCGGAAAGCGGCTGGTTTTGTTTGAGTTGAGAAGTGATTTTTTACCGGGAGGAAATTTTAATGGAGACTGTTTTTGACGCACTGAAAGCAATGAGAAAAGCCACATCCGTACAACTGGCTGCGCGACTTGGTATCAGTCGTGAAGAAGTGCTGAACGAACTGTGGGAACTGAAAAAGGCTGGTTTCGTTGATAAAGGTGTGTACACCTGGCATGTGGCTGCTAGCAATGTTCAGCAAGAAGAACCGGAACTACCGACAGTGAAGAAAGAACATTCATTTCATCCTAAAGCCCCGGAAAGTGGAGTATGGGATGGTCGTGGTATTTGAGGCTATATACGTCAACCACTGAGAACTCAACTAGAACGGTAACCATGACAGTTTGGAGAACGTTAGCGTCCGGCGTTTGATGTTCGCTTTGCGCCTGAGGCTGTCTTGGTAATAGGAGCATGTTGTCAAAAGATGTCTCTTGCAACTATCACATCGGGGATTTTAAGTGTATGCACTTAACGTTACTTTATTTTGAATAGTATAAAAATTCTCTATAAAAACAATGCATTACAATTGTTAAAAAACCACGTTGTAGACTTTTGGTGTTATGTGTGTTGTAGAAAAATACCTATATTAATCAAATGATTATGGTTTTTAGATGAGTGAGCCAAAAAAAATTATATATAAGTTTGTGATTTTTTCACACAAGCACTAGAATGTTCTGATGCAAGTTAAGTTGTTTATGGAGGTTAGGATGTTTGTTCAATTTTCTTTTAAAAATTATTTGTCGTTTAAAGATGAATCAACTCTATCGATGCTTGCCGCGAAAATTAAGTCTAAAGATAAAGGTTTAGATAAACGCGCGGTGTTTAATGCTTTTCCTGATGTTGATCTTTTAAAAGCAGCCGTTATATATGGTGCAAATGGAAGTGGAAAAAGCAATATCTTTTCTGCTTTATCTTTCATGAAGAGAATGGTGATCAATTCTTCAAAAGAATCTCAAGCAGATGAAGATATAAATGTTCTTCCATTTAAGTTAAATCCAAGGTTTGAGGATGAGCCTTCGGCTTTTGAAATGATATTTATAATTAATAACAAACTTTACGAGTATACGTTTGCTGCTGTTCGAAATAAAATCACATCAGAAACATTATCTGTAATCGAAAAGAACAGAGATGAAGTGATTTTGTTCGAGAGAAATATGAAAGAAATAAAGGTACACAAACAGTTCAAAGAAGGTATTGGTTTAGAAAAAAGAACCAGGAAAAATGCGTTGTTCTTATCTGTCTGTGCTAATTTTGATGGCGAGGTATCTAAATCGGTAATTAGATGGTTTAGAAAAATTAGAGTTATTCAAGGTATGAGTGACATAGGTTATCTGCCATTTACTGTGAAACTTTTGGATGATGATAATAAACGTAAAAAAATAAAATCAATTATTGATATGTTCGATCTCGATATTGTCAATATATCTAAGAGCCAAATTCAGCAGACAGAGAAAAAAGAAAATGAGCTTTTAGATGCGATATTTTCAACTATAAAAAAAGATTCAAGATTTAAAAATGTGTCTTTACCTCAGTCTAATCCACTAGGTATCTCAACTACCCATAACCGTTTCAATGACGAAGGTGTTTTTGTAGATACAATTAATTTTGAGTTAAATGAAAACGAATCTGAAGGAACAAAAAAGCTCATTGCATTGGCTGGCCCTTTAATGGATACCTTTGACAACTCATATATATTGTTTATCGATGAGTTTGATGCAAGGCTTCATCCTTTGATTACTAAACAAATTGTTAGGATGTTCAATAGTTTAGATATCAATAAAAATAATGCGCAATTGGTAGTCGCAACGCATGATACAAATCTTTTAGATAAAGATGAGTTACGTAGAGATCAGATATGGTTTGCGGAAAAGGACTCATTGGGTGGGTCGCATTTAAAACAACTAGTTGAATATAAAGTTAGGAACGACGCATCTTATCGAAAAGGGTATTTTGAAGGCGATTTTGGCGCTATTCCTATGTTGGGTGAGCCAGATATAATTTTTGATTCAGAATTAAATTAATATTTATAATTTTTGCTGAGGTTAAAAATGAAATTAAAACAAAGGAACGTTGGCAGCAAAGATATTGAGAAAAAAATTCTTATTGTTTGTGAGGGGGCACGAACAGAACCGTCATACTTTAAAAAGTTTAAAGCAAATGCAAAATGTGAGGTAGTGGGGGCTGGTTGTAATACTGTTAGTGTTGTTGAAAAAGCATTAGACATGTTCTCTACAGGGAAGTTTAAAGAAGCGTGGTGTGTTTTTGATAGAGATTCTTTCACTAAGGACAGAGTTAAGTCTGCGCTTGCATTAGCACGAAAAAACAATATAAATATAGCATTTTCTAATGAGTCGTTTGAGTTGTGGTATGTTTTGCATTTTGCATATTTAGATACAAAAATTACTCGTGGAGATTATGTGAAGGCGCTAACTGGTTATTTGGGGAAACCGTACAAAAAGAATGATGATAATATGTATCAAATACTGCTTAAGAATCAGCACAAGGCTATAGAGAGAGCGAAACGTCTTTATAATGAAATGTTGCCTCCGGGAGCTTGTGAGTGCGACTCTTATCCTTATACTACTATTCATACATTAGTTGAAAGATTAAATAAGTTAGGGCGGGAAATCGGCTCTTAATTAAAACTTATTACTTGACTGTCATATTGACTTATAAGGGTGTAGATATTAAAGATCTATACCTTTTTAATTATGTGGCTTTTAATGGTGTGTTTAGCAGATGAATAGTTTTTGCTGTTTTGAATGTAGTTTTATTGCAAAAGGTTCGTTGTGCTTAGGGGGTATTTAAAAGTATACAAGAATAATTTTGAGCTAGTAATATAATTTGCTGTATCTCCGTTGTCACTTCCAGTTATTAAAAAATGGAAGCTGGAAATTTTCTTTTTTACAGATTGTTATATATTTACTTTTTGTTCGCAATGGTCCTTTGGAACTGTGAGATGATTGGTTTGTTCTTAAAACGAATCCAGACTGCTTATTAACCTCATATCCAATTGTATGGATATATTTCGATACATTGAGGTTGTTACTGGGTAGTTTGAAAATAATTATGCAAAATATCAGTTTGAGTCTGGAGAGCACATTTAAATAAGTGCTAATGATGTCTGATAGTTGTGCTCCATGCTTCACAGAAAAACCAGAGGAATAAATAGTTGCATTGAATCACTGACGAGACAGCCTCATATTTATCAGGAGTGGTGTACGTCCAATACAGGAGGTTGTCGTGCTGGTTCTCAAATGTGCGCTGGCTATTGCGGCTGTAATGGCAATTTATTGTCTTGCTGTTGTTCTTATGGATCGCTTTTCTGATTGCTTTTAATTGGCGAGATGACGGGAGTTAAGTAGAATGGCTGTGGGTGCTTGAGGCTATCTGCCTCGGGCATGAACACCAATGGCAGATAGAGAAAAGCCCCAGTTAACATTACGCGTCCTGCAAGACGCTTAACATTAATCTGAGGCTCAATCTATGAACGGCAAATCTAGGTTAGCCTCTTACGTGCCGAAAGGCAAGGAGAAGCAGGCTATGAAGCAGCAAAAGGCGATGTTAATCGCCCTGATCGTCATCTGTTTAACCGTCATAGTGACGGCACTGGTAACGAGGAAAGACCTCTGCGAGGTACGAATCCGAACCGGCCAGACGGAGGTCGCTGTCTTCACAGCTTACGAATCTGAGGAGTAAGAGACCCGGCGGGGGAGAAATCCCTCGCCACCTCTGATGTGTCAGGCATTCTCAACGCACCCGCATTTAACCCGCTTCGGCGGGTTTTTGTTTTTATTTTCAACGCGTTTGAAGTTCTGGGCGGTGCCGGAATAGAATCAAAAATACTTAAGTAGCGCGCAGGGATAAGAGGGATGGACCCCGAACAGGGGAGTGCTATTTATCTGGAAGGATTCTGTTGATGAAAATCGAAGAATTACGTGAAATTTTTACTGAAGATGGCCTCTATACTGTGCGCGTTGAGAATGGTGCTATTGTCAGTCACTGCCGTATTAAATGTTTACAATCTAAACAAAGGAAGAGTGGAGCTGCGTTAATTTATTTTGTGGATGAACTTGTGACAGATGGTTTTATTTTGCGTGAAAATGAATTTGTCACATCATTGCAGTCTCTGAAAGAAGCTGGGCTTAAGGCTGGTTTTTCTGCTTTTGAAGATGAGTAAATTCATCTACAATTCAGCACAGGGCTGAACCCCTGTTGAGTAACACTGTGCCACCGGAGAAAACCGATGGCGCAAAATTCCAGACCACACAATTCTGATAATTCAGCCGTCTTTGCCAGCAGGCACGGGCGGCGTTCTCATGCATTCAAATATGACTGGTACCAGCATGACCCATGCACTGAAGAACAGGCCGAATGGCTGATTCAGAACTACCGCAGGCGTGGGTATGAGTTTAGGAAAGCCCTCAGCCTCGATTATCGTCACTGGATAATCTACGTCAGGCTCCCTTATTCCGAACGCCCACCGCGTCCGTCCCGCACATTCCAGCAACGCATCTGGAGGTAACGTGCGGATATTACTTCGACCTGTTCTGGTACCGGAACTTGGGCTGGTGGTCCTTAGGCCGGGCCGTGAATCCATGCAAGTATTTCATAACCCTCGAGTGCTGGTGGAGCCGGAACCAAAAAGCATGCGCGGTCTGCCGTCCGGAGTCGTTCCTGCCGTTCGCCAGCCGCTGGCGGAGGATAAATCATTACTGCCATTTTTCAGCGATGAGCGGGTGATTCGTGCTGCTGGCGGCGCTGGTGCACTGTCTGACTGGCTGTTGCGTCATGTCAAATCCTGCCAGTGGCCTCATGGTGACTATCATCACAGTGAAACCGTCATACATCGTTACGGTACCGGTGCGATGGTGTTGTGCTGGCACTGCGACAACCAGCTGCGTGACCAGACCTCTGAATCACTCGGGCAACTTGCTCATCAAAACCTGTCAGCATGGATGATTGACGTCATACGCCATGCAATGAATGGCACACAGGAGCGGGAATTATCTCTGGCTGAATTATCCTGGTGGGCGGTCCGCAATCAGGTGGCGGACGCGCTACCGGAAGCTGTATTACGTCGTTCACTGGGGTTGCGTGCGGAAAAAATCCGCTCCTTGTACCGCGAAAGCGACATCGTACCGGGAGAGCAGACCGCCACCAGCATACTGAAGCAGCGCACAAAAAATCTTGCGCCGTTGCTTCACACCCACCAGCCACAGAACCCAGCACAGGAAAAGGCGGTGGTCAGCATTACCGTTGATCCGGAGTCTCCGGAATCTTTCATGAGGCGACCTAAACGTCGCCGTTGGGTAAATGAGAAATATACGAGCTGGGTGAAGACACAGCCGTGTGCGTGTTGTGGTCAGCCAGCCGACGATCCCCATCACCTGATTGGTCACGGTCAGGGAGGGATGGGAACAAAGGCCCACGATATTTTCACGCTACCGCTGTGTCGGGAGCATCACAACGAGCTTCATGCGGATCCGCTGGCGTTCGAAGAAAAGCATGGTTCCCAGATTGATTTAATTTTTCGTTTTCTTGATCACGCCTTTGCAACCGGCGTGCTCGGGTAAAAGAGGTTACTGATGCGTATAGAGTTTGTTTTGCCTTACCCGCCAACGGTGAACACCTACTGGCGGCGTCGTGGCAGCACATATTTTGTATCAAAAGTCGGTGAGCGTTATCGCCGTGATGTGGCGCTTATTGTTCGCCAGCAGCAACTGAAATTAAACCTGTCCGGAAGGCTGGCGATAAAGATTATTGCAGAGCCACCGGATAAGCGCCGTCGTGACCTGGACAATATCCTGAAGGCACCACTGGATGCGCTGACGCATGCCGGACTACTTATAGACGACGAGCAGTTTGATGAAATCAATATTGTGCGCGGTCAGCTCGTTCCTGGTGGGCGGCTGGGGATAAAAATCACAGAACTGGAGTGCGCATGAATAACCAGTATTTACAGTTTGTGCGTGAGCAGCTCATTATCGCCACCGCTGATTTGAGTGGGGCAACAAAAGGTCAGCTTGAAGCCTGGCAGGAGAATGCCATGTTCGATACAGGGCGTTACAGGCGAAAAAAAATCCGGTACCGCGATGAAGTGACTGGAAAAATGATAACGCGGGATAATCCACCAATCCCGGGAAAACAATCACTGGCGAATGGCTCATCAATTGCCCTGGTCAGCCCGGTTGAGTTTTCGACATCATCATGGCGGCGGGCTTTGCTGTCTCTTGAAGAGCATCATAAAGCCTGGTTGTTGTGGTGTTACGGCGAGAGTATTTGTTGGGAATATCAGATCGCGATAACACAGTGGGCGTGGAATGAATTTAATACTCAATCCGGTACCAGAAAAATTGCAGGGAAAACGCAGGAACGCCTGAAAAAATTAATCTGGCTGGCGGCGCAGGCAGTAAAAGCAGAACTTTTTGGTGGGGAAGGTTATGAATACCAGGAGCTGGCATTACTGGCGGGAGTGACAACTAAAAACTGGTCCAAAACATTTACTCGTCACTGGGTTGCAATGAAACACATTTTTCAACGACTGGATAGTGAGGCTTTATTGTTTGTAATGAGAACACGTTCAAAACAAAAGGCGGCATTTTCAAAGCAAAGTGTTGCAAAAGTAGATTGAAAGGCATATATTTCATGCAAATCTGATATTTTGCCGATTTTGTACGTGATGGCAAAAGCAAACAAAACCCGCCCACAAGCGGGTTTTTTTGTGCCACTTATCTCGGATAGACATGGTGAATGCGCTGGTGGAGGAGCTAAGGGTGATTTTTAACCAGGTGATTTTTGAATGCTTGCAACATTGATTTCGTAACGTTATTATCCTGCGCCCGGCCCTTTAGCTCAGTGGTGAGAGCGAGCGACTCATAATCGCCAGGTCGCTGGTTCAAATCCAGCAAGGGCCACCAACCGTCACCAGTTCATCAGGAAAGAGCGTCAACCCTTTAAGTTGAGTGTGCGAGGTTCGAGTCCCCGGTGGCGGTCCAGTGCCGACTTAGCTCAGTAGGTAGAGCAACTGACTTGTAATCAGTAAGTCACCAGTTCGATTCCGGTAGTCGGCACCATATGCAGGCATCGCATAATGGCTATTACCTCAGCCTTCCAAGCTGATGATGCGGGTTCGATTCCCGCTGCCCGCTCCAGTTAGAGTCTTTCAGTCTGCGATGATGGGAAATCCCGGAGTGACTGAAAGACGTTTAAGTTATGAATGATCGCTTTTTTTTGCAAAATTGCTGTGCAGAAATACTAACCTTCGGGCAGGCGATCATTCATAAGCACTCTGCTTTTATTCCGATTAACTGTGGGTGGTTTGTTGGATAGAGTGCTTTCCTTACTGTATATATTGTTTCGCCCGCTTTTGCGGGCTTTTCTTTTCAAATCCCTTTCATTTCTCAGTGTAAAACTACGCCATCCGTTATTTGCGGAGGTGAGGCTATGAAATCCATGGACAAAATTTCAACGGGCATTGCCTATGGCACCTCCGCAGGCAGTGCTGGCTACTGGTTTTTACAGTGGCTTGATCAGGTCAGTCCGTCACAGTGGGCTGCGATTGGTGTACTGGGGAGTCTGGTTCTGGGCTTCCTGACTTATCTGACAAATCTGTACTTCAAAATCAGAGAAGACAAGCGTAAGGCTGCACGGGGAGAGTAATTCAATGACTCAAAACTATGAACTGATTGTGAAAGGGATCCGCAATTTTGAGAATAAAGTTACGGTAACTTTAGCGTTACGGGACAAAAAACGCTTTGACGGTGAAATTTTAGACCTGGACATCTCGCTGGACCGTGTTGAAGGTGCCGCGCTGGAGTTTTATGAGGCAGCAGCCAGAAGGAGCATCAGACAGGTCTTCCTGGATGTTGCTGCCGGGTTATGTGAAGGGGATGAGCAGTCGCCGGAAAAGCGCCCCGTAATTTTAGAGGCGCAGAATGTGTGGATAACCTACAAAGGAAAGCTACCAGGAAGAATTACTGGTTCTCTGAAGACTCCTCCGGAATCACAACCTTAAGTCACTGACCGGAACAGATAAACCTGTCCGTGGGCAGAAACCGATAAATCCTGATAAATATCCATGAACGCAAAAATCAGATACGGCCTGTCGGCTGCCGTTCTGGCACTGATTGCCGTCGGTGCGCCTGCGCCTGATATTCTCGACCAGTTTCTGGATGAAAAAGAAGGTAACCACACAACGGCATACCGCGATGGTTCCGGCATCTGGACCATCTGTCGGGGTGCCACGATGGTGGATGGAAAACCCGTTTTTCCCGGTATGAAACTGTCGAAGGAAAAATGCGACCAGGTCAACGCCATTGAGCGTGATAAGGCGCTGGCATGGGTGGAGCGCAATATTAAAGTACCACTGACCGAACCACAAAAAGCGGGTATCGCGTCATTTTGTCCCTATAACATTGGCCCCGGTAAGTGTTTTCCATCGACGTTTTATAAGCGGCTGAATGCTGGTGATCGTAAGGGCGCATGCGAGGCGATTCGCTGGTGGATAAAAGATGGTGGGCGCGATTGCCGCATACGTTCAAATAACTGCTATGGACAGGTTATTCGTCGTGAGCAGGAAAGCGCATTAGCCTGTTGGGGAATAGATCAGTGAGCAGAGTCGCCGCGATTATTTATGCTCTGGTTATCTGCATCATCGTCTGCCTGTCGTGGGCGGTCAATCATTACCGTGATAACGCCATCACCTACAAAGAACAGCGTGATAAAAAAGTCAGTGAGCTGAAGCAGCTGACCGCCACCATCGCTGACATGCAGCAGCGTCAGCGTGATGTTGCTGCGCTCGATGCAAAGTACTCGAGAGAATTAGCCAATGCGAAAGCTGAAAATGAAACTCTGCGCGCTGATGTTGCCGCTGGTCGTAAGCGCCTGCGGGTCAATGCCAGTTGCTCCGCAGCCGTGCGTGAAGCCACCGGACCCACCAGCGTGGATAATGCAACCAGCCCCAGACTGGCAGACACCGCTGAACGGGATTATTTCACCCTCAGAGAACGGTTGATGACGATGCAGAAGCAACTGGAAGGGGCACAGCTATACATTCGTGAGCAATGTCTCAGATAAAAACCGGCCAAGGATAATCCGCTAAAGATTCGCCGGTGGCGAAAGAGAGCCAAGGTGTCAACCTACGCTATTACTTATGATAATGCAACAGACGAAGCGGGACATATTGGCGCATAACAAATCAGTGCAGGCTAACTGCAGGAAGAACTTAGGGCGTGAACGTAGAAAACCTAAGTAACGCACATTACATCTATAACGAGATGAAAGAGCTACAGCGACAGAAAGGTATACTGGAAAGTGGTGCAGGGCTTGGTGTGACAATCCAGTCTGCCTATCAATATAGTGCTTTTCTTGAGGCCATACGCCCGCATGCAGTTGCTGAACTTAACAGCCGTATTGAGGAAAAGAAATCCGCGCTGGTTAATTTGGGTGCTTCCTTCTCTATATACGAGCATAATAAGGCGGGTTGGAAACCCGCCTAAAGCACTTAGAAACTGCGTGGAGCTGTGGAAAGAATGGATGCCAGTTCTTCCTTCGATAAATCCCAGCTTCGATTTACAGCGTCAATTTTCTTAAACTCATCAAGCATTGCGTTATAGAGATGTTCTGTACGTGAATGAGTATTGGCAATGGGCTGTTTCTGTTCGGGGAAGCGATCAATTTTCTGATATGCCTCAATGATACTGAAGTAATCGCATTCATTATTACCGTCGAAACCTGGGAGCTGAATTGCCCCATCATGTATTTTTAGATGATGGTCACGGACTAATTCTTTTTGCTCGTCATCACTAAGTTTCCTGAAAGCATTGGAAAGTCCGCGATACATATTCAAGACAGCAGTAACAAAATCACGATCTTCTTTACTTGGTTCGTCAACATCCAAATGTGAATATTCGGCCTTGATAACCCAATCATTACCAGATGACACAGCATATTTAACAAGCTGTGGATCAATATCAGTTTCGATACCTAGGTGGATGGCAATGTCACATAACAAAATGGTATTGATTTTATCTTTAATATCCATGAGTTAACCCTCTGAAGTAAAAAGTAATATCTACACCCGTTGGCTCATGAAGTCTATTGATCTGTCTCATATCAGCAGCAAATCTATTCCATGGAGATACTCAATGCAGGTCACCTTTGATTTATATAAGGGCGAAACATGCCAGCACTAATCCCACGCGCCTGCCGTAAGCGTGGATGTGCAGGTACAACCACAGACAGTTCTGGTTACTGCGATAAACATCGTGGCGAAGGATGGGTACAGCATCAACGCGGACTGAGCCGCCACCAGCGTGGCTATGGCTCGAAATGGGATGCCATACGTGCGCGCATACTGAAGCGTGATAATCATCTGTGTCAGAACTGCCTGCGCAATGGGAGAGCCGTTGAAGCCAGAACTGTGGACCACATCATTCCGAAAGCTCATGGTGGCACGGATGCAGACAGTAACCTGCAGAGTCTGTGCTGGCCCTGTCATAAAGCAAAAACAGCGCGCGAACGCATCAATTGATAACAGCTCCCATCTGCAGGGGAGGGGCGGGTCAAATCTCTGCAACCCTGGCTGTTCAGTACCGCCGCCTGACCCTTCCTCACATCGCCGCAGGTTCGAAAACTTTTTTTGGAAATGTGAACAAACGATTGATAGGTAAGACCGATTATGTCAGGACCTCCGAAAACCCCGCCACGCCTGCATTTGATACGAGGCAACCCCTCAAAGCGCCCCGTTAAAGACTCAAAAAAAACCGCTAAAAAGGATGAAAAAGGTCTCCCTAAAATTCCGCAGCATTTAGGGGCACAGGGGAAGTACTGGTTCAGGCGAATGGCGGAAGAGCTGAATGCGGAAGGGATCATTTCTCAGCTTGATGCGCGTGCACTCGAGTTGCTGGTGGAAGCCTATACCGAATATCGGCATCACTGCGAAACACTCGATGTTGAGGGGTATACCTACCGCACGGAAACGCAGAGCGGTGATGTACTGATTAAGGCGCACCCCGCGGCGGCAATGAAAGCGGATGCCTGGAAGCGGATCCGGGCAATGCTTGCAGAGTTTGGTATGTCACCGGCAAGCCGGGCTAAAGTAAATATTGCCGGACCGGATGATGTTGATCCGCTGGCGGAGCTTTTAAAAGCGAGAGACTGATGGCAAAAGTGGCTGACGGGATCCGCTACGCCGAACGTGTTGTTGCAGGAGAAATTGTTGCTGGCGAATTTGTCCGCCTGGCCTGCCAGCGTTTTCTTGATGATCTAAAGTACGGCGAAGAGCGGGGGATTTATTTCAGTGAACCACGTGCGCAGCACATCCTGAATTTCTACAAATTTGTGCCTCATGTAAAAGGGGCGCTGGCAGGCCAGCCTATTGAGTTGATGGACTGGCATGTATTTATCCTCATTAATATTTTTGGTTTTGTCATTCCGCTGGTCAATGAAGAGACCGGGGAAGTTGTCATGCGCAGCGATGGCAGCGGGCGCCCGGTGATGGTGCGCCGGTTCCGGACAGCATACAACGAAGTTGCCCGTAAAAACGCAAAATCAACCCTGTCATCGGGTATCGGTCTGTATATGACGGGGGCAGATGGTGAAGGCGGTGCTGAGGTGTATTCAGCCGCAACCACGCGTGACCAGGCCAGAATCGTGTTTGAAGACGCCAAAAATATGGTCAGAAAAGCCCGGTCGACACTCGGGCGGTTGTTTGATTTCAACAAGCTGGCGATTTACCAGGAGCAGAGCGCATCAAAATTTGAACCGCTTTCTTCGGATGCAAACAACCTGGATGGTCTGAACATCCACTGCGCCATTATTGATGAGCTGCATGCACATAAAACCCGTGACGTGTGGGACGTTCTGGAAACGGCAACCGGTGCCCGTCTGCAGTCCCTTTTATTTGGTATCACCACGGCAGGGTTTAACAAGGAAGGGATTTGTTACGAGCAGCGTGATTATGCCATCAAGGTATTGCGTGGCTATAACAGCGACGTGGAGGGCGCTGTAAAAGACGACTCCTACTTTGCGATTATTTACACCCTCGATGAGGGAGATGATCCGTTTGATGAAACGGTCTGGCAGAAAGCGAATCCTGGCCTGGGCATCTGTAAACGCTGGGATGATCTGCGTCGTCTGGCGAAAAAAGCGAAAGAACAGGTCTCTGCGCGGGTGAATTTTTTTACCAAACACATGAATGTGTGGGTAACAGCAGAGTCTGCCTGGATGGACATGATTAAGTGGGAGAAGTGCGAATACATTGCCCCGCGACATGAGCTGAAAACGTATCCCATGTGGGTCGGCGTTGACCTTGCTCATAAGATTGATATCTGTGCGGCGGCAAAACTCTGGCGAACGGATAACGGGCATGTTCATGCCGATTTTAAATTCTGGCTCCCGGAAGGACGGCTGGAACGATGCTCGCGGCAGCAGGCAGAACTTTACCGGAAGTGGGCGGAGATGGATAAGCTGATTCTGACGGATGGTGATGTTATCGATCATGCTCAGATAAAAAGTGACTTACTGGAATGGATTGGTGGTGAAAACCTCAGGGAACTGGGATTTGACCCGTGGAGCGCGATGCAGTTCAGCCTAGCACTGGCTGAAGAAGGGATACCGCTGGTGGAGGTTCCGCAGACGGTTCGCAATCTGTCAGAGGCCATGAAGGAAACGGAATCACTGGTCTATGCCGGACGTTTCCATCACAGCAATCATCCGGTCATGAACTGGATGATGTCTAACGTTACGGTAAAACCGGACAAAAACGACAATATCTTCCCGAATAAATCCACGCTGGAAGCCAAAATCGACGGCCCTGTTGCGATGTTTACAGCAATGAGCCGGATGCTGGTCAATGGTGGTGAACCGGAGCCGGATCTGTCTGAACATCTGGTCAGCGTGGGCATCCGCTCGCTTTAACCGAGGTCATTATGTTTCTGATAATTCTCGCGCCACTGGTGGGCGTGCTGGGTGCGCTTTTGCTGGCGTATGGTGCCTGGCTGATTTATCCCCCGGCGGGTTTTGTTGTTGCCGGGGCGCTGTGCCTGTTCTGGTCGTGGCTGGTGGCGCGATATCTCGACCGTACACAGCCGTCTGTCGGCGGAGGTAAATAGTGTTCTTTTCGGGATTATTTCAACGAAAAAGTGACGCGCCGGTGACCACGCCAGCAGAGCTGGCGGATGCTATCGGGCTGTCATACGACACCTATACCGGAAAGCAGATCAGCAGCCAGCGGGCCATGCGACTGACGGCGGTTTTTTCCTGCGTCAGGGTGCTGGCAGAGTCGGTCGGGATGTTGCCCTGCAATCTGTATCACCTGAACGGCAGCCTGAAACAGAGAGCCACCGGCGAACGTCTGCATAAGCTGATCTCCACGCATCCCAATGGATATATGACGCCGCAGGAGTTCTGGGAGCTGGTGGTCACCTGTCTGTGCCTGAGGGGAAACTTTTACGCCTACAAAGTGAAAGCATTTGGCGAAGTGGCTGAACTGCTGCCCGTCGATCCTGGCTGTGTGGTACCGAAGCTTAACAGTAGCTGGGAGCCGGTCTATCAGGTCACATTCCCGGACGGCTCCACGGATGTACTGAGCCAGGAGGATATCTGGCATGTGCGCACGCTGACGCTGGACGGACTGGTGGGGCTGAATCCCATCGCCTATGCCCGCGAGGCAATATCGCTGGCGGCAGCGACCGAAGAGCACGGGGCCAGACTGTTCAGCAATGGTGCGGTGACGTCCGGTGTGTTGCGTACAGAGCAGACGCTGTCAGATCAGGCTTACGAGCGCCTGAAGAAAGATTTTGAGGAGCGTCACACCGGGCTTGGCAATGCTCACCGCCCGATGATCCTTGAGATGGGGCTGGACTGGAAGTCGATGGCGCTGAACGCCGAGGACAGCCAGTTCCTGGAAACCCGCAAGTTTCAGCTTGAAGAAATCTGTCGTCTGTTTCGGGTGCCGTTGCACATGGTGCAGAACACCGATCGCGCCACCTTCAACAATATCGAAGAGCTGGGGCTGGGATTTATCAACTATTCACTGGTGCCGTATCTGACCCGCATTGAGCAGCGGATCAACACCGGACTGGTACGAAAAAGTAAGCAGGGCGTTTATTACGCCAAATTTAACGCCGGGGCGTTACTGCGCGGGGATATGAAGTCCCGTTTTGAAGCCTACGCCACCGGGATCAACTGGGGAATTTACTCTCCTAATGACTGCCGCGACCTGGAAGATATGAATCCGCGTCCCGGTGGTGATGTCTATCTCACCCCGATGAACATGACCACGAAACCCTCCGATGGCAGTAAAGCCGGTAAGCAGAAGGATAACGCCAATGCAGACGAAACAACGTCTTGATGTACCGCTGAGTCTGAAATCTGTCAGTGACTCCGGTGAGTTTGAAGGGTATGGCTCCGTCTTTGGTGTAAAGGACAGCCACGATGATGTGGTGATGTCCGGGGCATTTGCTGCTTCCCTGCGGGCGTGGAGTGACAGAAAAGCGTTACCTGCGCTGCTCTGGCAGCACCGCATGGATGAACCCATCGGTGTTTACACCGAAATGAAGGAAGACGATGTCGGGCTTTACGTCAGGGGACGGTTGCTTATTGATGATGATCCCCTCGCAAAACGCGCACATGCACACATGAAGGCCGGTTCGTTAACCGGCCTTTCTATTGGGTACGTCCTGAAAGACTGGGAATACGACCGGAGCAAAGAAGCCTTTCTGCTGAAAGAAATCGACCTCTGGGAAGTCAGCCTGGTGACGTTCCCGTCTAACGACGAGGCGCGGATCAGCGACGTCAAGAACGCACTGGCCCGCGGGGAAATCCCCGAACAGAAAAAAATCGAAAGAGTCCTGCGTGATGTCGGACTCTCCCGTACCCAGGCCAAAGCATTCATGGCCGGGGGCTATGGCGCACTGTCCCTGCGCGACGCTGAGGATGTGGGCTCTGCACTGAATGCACTGAAAAATCTGAACTTCTAATCAGGAGAAATACGATGGCGGTTGATATTAAAGATGTCGAACAGGTCGCGCAGGAGCTGCAGCAGAAGTTTGACGACTTCAAAGCAAAGAACGACAAGCGCGTTGAGGCGATTGAGCAGGAAAAAGGCAAACTTGCCGGGCAGGTGGAAACCCTGAACGGAAAACTCAGCGAGCTGGAAAATCTCAAAAGCGATCTTGAAAAAGAGCTGCTTGAGCTGAAACGTCCGGCAGGTGGTGCGCAAAATAAACTGGCCACCGAGCATAAAGAAGCGTTTGTGGGCTTCCTGCGTAAAGGCCGTGAAGATGGTCTGCGCGATCTGGAGCGTAAGGCATTACAGGTGGGCACCGATGAAGACGGCGGCTATGCCGTGCCGGAAGAACTGGATCGCAACATTCTCAATCTGCTGAAAGATGAAGTGGTGATGCGCCAGGAAGCCACGGTGATCACCGTTGGCGGTTCCGACTACAAAAAACTGGTGAATCTGGGCGGCACGGCTTCCGGATGGGTTGGCGAGACTGACGCGCGCTCCCAGACTGCCACCTCAAAACTGGGACTGATTGAACCTTTCATGGGGGAAATCTACGGTAACCCGCAGGCCACCCAGAAAATGCTGGATGATGCTTTCTTCAACGTGGAGGCCTGGATCAACAGCGAGCTGGCAACCGAATTTGCCGAACAGGAAGAAATTGCCTTTACCACCGGCGATGGTACCAAGAAGCCGAAAGGGTTCCTGGCGTATGAGTCCACTGATGAAACCGACAAGGTCCGGGCGTTCGGCAAACTTCAGCATATTGTATCCGGCGAAGCGACGGCAGTGACCGCAGATGCCATTATCAAACTGATTTACACGCTGCGTAAGGCACACCGCACTGGCGCGAAGTTCATGATGAACAACAACAGCCTGTTTGCCATCCGTCTGCTTAAAGACAGCGAGGGTAACTATCTGTGGCGTCCGGGGCTGGAACTGGGGCAGCCGTCCTCTCTGGCGGGTTACGGTATCGCTGAAAACGAACAGATGCCGGATATCGCCGCTGATGCGAAAGCCATTGCATTTGGTAACTTCAAACGGGGTTACACCATCGTTGACCGTATCGGCACCCGCATTCTGCGTGACCCGTACACCAATAAACCGTTTGTCGGTTTTTATACCACCAAGCGCACCGGCGGGATGCTGGTCGATTCGCAGGCCATCAAACTGCTGAAGATTGCAGCAGCGTAATCATTCAGGGGGCGCAGAAGTGCGCCCCTGTTCTGACAGGTGAAAGAATCATGATCCTGAAACAAGATCTGAAATGGTCACCGGACGGTATGCGTGTTGAGATTATTCGGGCCGGTGAGTATGAAGATAAAGAATTACCCGAACGGGTACGCGAAATTGCCACTGCAGCTGGGATTGTCTCTGATAAGAGAACACCTGTTGCGCGGGGGGCTGATAAGTCTAAAAAACAGCATTCATAGAGGTTGCCCAAATGATGCCCACTCTGGAAGAGCTTCGTGTTCAGTGCCGGATTGATGATGACAATGAACAGGAGAATTCTCTTCTTATGATGTATCTGGCTGCTGCCAGGGAAGAGGCTGAAAAGTTTTTAAACCGGACGCTTTACGATGAAACTGTTTCTGAGCAGGATACGACCGGGCTTGTAATAACACCTCTGATAAAACTGCGTCTTATGCAACTGGTTGGCTACTGGTACGAGAACAGGGAAATGCAGGATGCAGTGCCTGATTTTTTCTATACCGGACTGCGGATGTATCGATTTCATCCCGGAACATAGGAGGATTCATGCAGGCAGGAAGATTACGTGATCGTGTGGTTATTCTGAATGCCACCACCGTTCGGTCTCCGTCAGGGCACCCTGTGGAAACAATGACGGAGGGGGCAACCATATGGGCAGAAGTTAAGGGGATCAGTGGCAGGGAGAGAATATCCGGAGGCGCAGAAACTGCTCAGGCTACAGTGAGGGTCTGGATGAGATTCCGGCGAGATGTAACAGCAACTTCATGTCTGAAAGTGCTGACTGGTGCATTCAAAGGCGCGATTCTGAGTATAGACGGTCCGCCGATACCGGATGCTCGTGCCACACGGCTTGAGATACTCTGTTCTCAGAAGGGGAATGTGTGATGGATTTCAGTCTTGATTTTTCAGGTCTGGCGGATATTGCACGGGATCTGGAGACGCTCAGCAGGGCAGAAAACAATAAGGTACTGCGCGATGCCACCCGTGCCGGTGCTGAAGTTATGCGGGATGCAGTTGTTGAACGTGCGCCGGAGCGAACCGGGAAACTGAAGAAAAATGTGGTTGTTCTCACTCAGCGTTCAAAGCGTCGGGGGGAAATTATCTCGGGTGTCCACATTCGTGGACGGAACCTGCGGACCGGAAACAGTGATAACAGCATGAAAGCCAGTGATCCCCGAAATGCGTTTTACTGGCGCTTTGTGGAGCTGGGAACGATAAACATGCCCGCGCATCCGTTCATTCGCCCGGCTTTCGATACGACAGAGGAACTGGCAGCACAGATTGCCATACAGCGAATGAATCAGGCTATTGATGAGGTCTTAAGTAAATGAGAGAGACCACACTGTATTCCCTGCTGTCTCAACTGGCCGGAGGACAGGTTTATCCTTATGTGGTCCCGCTGACGGAGGGAAAGCCTGCGGTATCTCCGCCATGGCTGGTATTTTCTGTGGTGTCTGACACTGCGTCTGATGTGCTTGATGGTCAGGCTGAATCCAGAATTACCGTGCAGATCGATGTCTGGGCAACAGTACCTGATGACGCAGATGATATCCGTGAGCAGGCGCTTGATGCGGTAAGGCAACTTGCACCCTCCGTTATTTCTAAAACTCAGGGTTATGATCCTGATTCCCGTCTGAGCAGAGCCACGCTTGAATTTCAGGTAATAGCCTGAGGTCGTTAATGATTTTACCCACCCGCCGCTGGCGGGTTTTTTATTTTCAGGAGACGAGTATGTCCTCTAATTTTGAGCGTTCGCAACTGACGAAAATTATGATTTCGTCTGCACCGGTAACAGCAGAAACCCTGGATTCTGCCAGCTATCTTGGTCTGAGCTGTACAATCAAAGAGGTGCAGTTTACCGCAGGACAAAAGCAGGATATTGATGTCACCACGCTGTGTTCTGTTGAGCAGGAAAATATTAACGGTCTTGGTGCCGCGTCAGAGATTTCCATGTCAGGCAACTTTTACCTCAATGCTGCCCAGAACGCGTTGCGCAGTGCCTATGACAATGACACCACGTATGGCTTTAAAGTTATTTTTCCGTCAGGAAACGGATTTACCTTTATGGCAGAGGTGCGTCAGCATACCTGGTCTGCAGGAACCAATGGTGTTGTGGCTGCAACGTTTTCCCTGCGCCTGAAAGGTAAACCTGTGCTGACGACAGAGCCGCTGAAAGTGAAGGTCGATTTAAACAGCACGCTGCAGGTTTCTGCCGGAGCGAAACTCGAAATGGTGGTTGAGGCTGCCGGTGGTGTGCCGCCTTATTCTTATGTCTGGAAGAAAGGTAGTTCTCCTGTTTCCGGACAGACGGCGGCAACATTCAGTAAGGCATCAGCAGCATCAGGTGATGCCGGTGCGTATACCTGCGAGATTTCTGATTCAGCAAGCCCTGTTAACAAGGTGACCTCCACTTCCTGCACTGTTACCGTCAGTTAATGAGGATAGATGTGATGACTAAAAATATCCGCAATCTGGCACTGGCAACGATGTCGGGGTTTCGCCATAAAACTGTTGATGTGCCTGAATGGGAGGGAGCAACGGTTGTATTACGGGAACCTTCTGCAGAAGCCTGGTTGCGCTGGCAGGAGATCGTTAAAGCAAAAGATGATGAGACACCGTTATCCGTTGCGGAGCGCGCCCGCCGAAATCTGGAGGCAGATGTTGAACTGTTCATTGATGTTCTGTGTGATACCGGACTGCAACCTGTATTTTCAGAGGATGATCGTGAACAGGTGATTGCCGTGTATGGTCCGGTGCATGCGCGGCTTCTTCGGCAGTCTCTGGAACTGATCAGTGATGCCGGCGAGGTTAAAAAAAAGTAGCGCTTCCGGGGATGCGTTTTCTGATGATGCTGGCGCTCAGGATGGGGCGCACATTGTCAGAGTTACGCCGGGAAATGTCAGCATCAGAAATCATGATGTGGGCAGAATTTGACAGGTTCAGTCCGCTGGGGGACGAACGGGCTGATATCCGGGCTGCCCAGATTGTTTCAGCTGTTTACGGTGCGCAGGGGGTCAAAGTGCCACTGAATGATGCGCTTCTTCAGTGGGAGAAGGAGCAGACAGAAGGCGTATCAGATCCATTTGCCGGACTGGAAAACGCGCTTTTAATAGTGTCTCAGTGAGTCAACATAACCGCTTCGGCGGTTTTTTTTCGTCCGGAGAATGAGTGTGGCGACATTACGTGAACTGATTATTAAAATCTCGGCAAATTCCCGGTCATTCCAGTCAGAGATCTCCCGGGCTTCGCGTATGGGGCAGGATTACTACCGTACCATGCAGAACGGAGGCCGGCAGTCCGCTGCTGCATCCCGTGAAATGCGGCGTGCACTGGCAGAAGTGACGGATCAGATAAATACAGCTAAATCTTCGGCACTGAATATGGCGGGGGCATTTGCCGGAGCTTTTGCTACCGGTCATCTTATTTCTCTCGCCGATGAGTGGAATTCAGTAAATGCCCGTCTGAAGCAGGCTTCACAGTCCAGTGATGATTTTCAGGTATCACAACGTGAATTAATGGCAATCAGCCAGAGAACGGGAACGGCGTTTTCTGATAACGCCAGCCTTTTTGCCCGCTCTGCAGCTTCCATGCGGGAGTATGGCTACAGTTCTGAGGAGGTACTGAAAGTCACCGAGGCGATCTCCACGGGCCTGAAATTATCCGGTGCCAGTACAGCAGAAGCCAGTTCGGTGATCACGCAGTTCAGTCAGGCACTGGCGCAGGGAGTGCTGCGCGGTGAAGAATTTAACTCTGTGAATGAGAACGGCGATCGTGTTATTCGTGCGCTGGCTGCGGGAATGGGTGTTGCCCGTAAGGATCTGAAGGCCATGGCGGATAACGGAAAACTGACCGCCGATAAGGTTGTTCCTGCACTGATTAGTCAGCTTGGGGCGTTGCGTGATGAATATGCAGCAATGCCTGATACTGTTTCATCCTCTGCAACCAAAGTTGAAAACGCCTTTATGGCCTGGGTTGGTGGTGCGAACGAGGCAAGCGGAGTGACAAAGACACTCACCGGGGTGTTGAATGGTGTTGCAGACAATATTGATACCGTGGCTGCTGCAGCTGGCGCACTGGTTGCCGTCGGGGTAGCCCGATATTTTGGCAATATGGCGTCGTCTGCTGGATCTGCAACTGCCGGATTAATTACTGCAGCCAGAAACGAAGTGGCTCTTGCTGAAGCGCAACTTCGGGGGACACAGATAGCAACCGCCAGGGCGCGTGCGGCGGTTTATCGTGCGCAACAGGCGGTTGTTGCTGCTCGCGGTACCGAAAGGCAGGCCGCAGCAGAAGCGAAGCTGACAGCTGCCCAGGCGTCACTTACCCGTAATATTGCGGCCAGAACAGCTGCACAGACAACGCTGAATACTGTCACGTCAGTGGGGAGTCGTCTGTTAAGTGGTGCGCTGGGGTTGGTTGGTGGTGTGCCGGGACTCGTCATGCTGGGGGCGACGGCCTGGTACACGATGTATCAGAATCAGGAGCAGGCCAGAGAATCTGCACGCCAGTATGCCGCAACAATCGACGAAATTCGCCAGAAAACGTCGGCAATGTCGCTTCCTGAAGCGTCAGATAATGAGGAAAAGACGCGGCAGGCACTTGATGAGCAAAACAGGTTAATTGACGAGCAGAAAAGTAAGATTAAATCCTTACAGGAAAAAATTGCTGGCTATCAGTATGTGCTGGCAAACCCGGGCTGGACAACCGATAACGGTTTTATGATTAACCACATGACGTCGGTAAAAACTGTCACAGAAGGGCTTGCAGAAGCAACAAATCAACTGGCAGTTGAACAGTCCCGTCTCACACAAATGCAGGGCAAAGCGCAATCCATTCAGGATGTGCTTGCCGGGCTGGAGGAGCGACGGGTGGCGTTGATCCGTCAACAGGCCGCGGAACAAAACAAAGCGTATCAGTCCCTGTTGATCATGAATGGGCAGCATACCGAGTTTAATCGCCTTCTCGGGCTCGGTAATGAATTACTTCTGCAGCGACAGGGGCTGGTGAATGTACCGTTACGGCTACCACAGGCAACCCTGGATGATAAACAGCAGACCGCACTGAATAACAGCGAGCGCGAACTGGCTCTGTCCCGCCTGAAGGGGGAAGCCCGTGAGCGTGCCCGCCTGGGTTATGCTGCGGATGATCTCGGCTTTGTGGGAGAGGCGTATCAGACAGCCAGACAGAATTATATCAATAACTCACTGGATGCCTGGCGAAATAACCAGGCAAATAAACCCAAAGCGTATAAAAAGACCGAAGCGGAAAAAACAGAAGATATTTATAAACGGCTGATTAAACAGCAAAAAGAACAAATAGCACTGGCAGGGCAGAATACTGAACTGGCTAAGATGAAATATCAGGTCAGTCAGGGCGAATTATCAACCCTGTCAGAAGCGCAGAAAAAAACGCTTTTGCAGAATGCAGCACTCATCGACCAGAAAAAGATTCGTGAGCAGCTTGCTGCGTATGAGAGCAGTCTGGCGGACAGTAATGCCAGTGCCCGGGCATCTGACGAAGCGCAGTTGCTGGGATATGGTGAAGGCTCACGGATGCGTGAACGACTCCAGGAAATGTGGAGTATCCGGCAGGCGTTTGAGCAGAAAAATAACGAGCTGCTGAGACAGTATCAGGCCGGAGAAATTGAAGAAGCCCTGTGGAAACAGGAGAAAGAACTGAATAAAAAATATCTGGAAGAGCGTCTCAGCGATCAGCAGGATTATTATGCAAAGGCCGATGCTTTACGTAATAACTGGAATGCCGGACTCCAGGAGGGACTGACCAACTGGGCAGACAGTGCCACCGATTATGCTTCACAGGCGGCAGATGCTGTCGTTTCCACGATGGACGGGCTGGTATCAAATATTTCCGATGCACTGGCCGGGAATGTTGTGGACTGGAGGAACTGGGGGAGTTCAGTTCTCCGGGAAGTTTCAAAAATTCTGATGAATGCAGCCATTGTTAACGGACTGAAATCACTCTCCGGTGCCGGAGGGTGGCTTGGTACGGTCGGCGGATGGATTTCGGGGGCAGTGGCAAACGCAAAAGGTGGTGTTTACACATCGGCAAATCTGAGTGCTTACAGTAACACTATTGTGGATACACCGACGTATTTTGCTTTTGCGAAAGGTGCCGGGTTGATGGGCGAGGCCGGGCCTGAAGCAATCATGCCACTGACACGGGCAGCGGACGGCTCTCTTGGGGTCAGGGCCATTGGAAATGTGAATGGTGGTGGTGGATTTGTTTATTCTCCCGTGTATCACATCAGCATTCAGAATCAAGGGAGCAATGGCGAGATAGATGCGCGCTCAGCCAGGGGACTGGTGGATCTGATCGACAGCAGGGTTGTGTCAATTATGCAGTCATCGCGTCGGGATGGAGGATTGTACAGTGCCTGAGCCTGAAGTTTTTAACTGGATCCCCCGTGAGGGGATGGAGACGACACGAAAGCCATCAGTTATTACGGTAAAGTTTGGTGACGGATATGAACAGCGACGGGCTGGTGGTCTGAATGCGGATCTGAAAACGTTTAAACCGGTATTTCGTGTCACAGATGAATATTCCCGTGCCGCGCTGGACAGTTTTTTATCCCGTCATGCCGGGATTCGTGCTTTTTTGTGGCGTCCGCCAAAACACAACAGGACTGTCCGGGTTGTCTGCAGGGAGTGGAGCATTTCGGATAATGCCATGTATACCGATTTTAACTGTACCTTTGAAGAGGTCACTCACTGATGCAGGATATACAGCAGGAAACACTCAATGAGTGCACTAAAACGGAGCAATCCGTGCTGGTCGTGCTCTGGGAAATTGATCTGACAGAGGTCGGCGGAGATCGTTATTTCTTCTGTAATGAGCAGAACGAAAAAGGTGAACCAGTCACCTGGCAGGGGCGGCAGTATCAGGCTTATCCCATTCAGGGAAGCGGATTTGAGATGAACGGCAAAGGAGCCAGTGCAAGGCCAACGCTTAAAGTCTCTAATCTGTACGGCATGGTCACCGGGATGGCGGAAGATCTGCAGAGTCTGGTCGGCGGAACGGTGGTCCGGCGTAAGGTTTACGCCCGTTTTCTGGATGCGGTGAACTTCGTCAACGGAAACAGTGACGCCGATCCGGAGCAGGAGGTGATCAGCCGCTGGCGCATCGAACAGTGCAGCGAACTGAGCGCGGTCAGTGCCTCTTTTGTGCTGTCCACACCGACGGAAACGGATGGCGCTGTTTTTCCGGGGCGCATCATGCTGGCCAACACCTGCACCTGGATCTACCGCGGCGATGAGTGCGGTTATGATGGCCCGGCGGTCGCGGATGAATATGACCAGCCAACGTCCGATATCACGAAGGATAAGTGCAGCAAATGCCTGAGTGGTTGCAAGTTCCGCAATAACGTCGGCAATTTTGGCGGCTACCTTTCCATTAACAAACTTTCGCAGTAAACCCATGACAGAGACAGAATCAGCGATTCTGGCGCACGCCCGGCGATGTGCGCCAGCGGAGTCGTGCGGCTTCGTGGTGAGAACGCCGGAGGGGGAAAGATATTTTCCCTGCGTGAATATCTCCGGTGAGCCGGAGGCGTATTTCCGGATGTCGCCGGAGGACTGGCTGCGGGCAGAGATGCA